ACGAACGCGCGCATGAGCGCCGACACCTGCGTGATGGATTGCGCCGCGTCCCCGTTCGTACGGGTGAGCAGCGCGACGGCCCCGCCGACTTCCTCCAGCGATGCGCCCGCCTGTTTTGCGAACGGCAGCACGCGCCCGAGGGACGCGGCGAACTGGCTGGTCTCGAAGTTACCGGCGCGGGCGGTCGCCACGATAATGTCGGTGGCCTTCGCCGCGTCCAGCACCGCGCTGCCGTATGCGTTGATGGAACCGGCCACCGCGCGGGCAATGTCATTGGTTGCACCTAGCCCCGCAGCAGACGCCTTGCCCGCAGCCTCCAGCGCGTTCATCGCGTCAGCACCGCGCAGCCCTGCGGAGGTCACGACGAACAGTCCCTCGGCCAGTTCGCTGGCGCTCTTGCCCGTGCCCTTCGACAGGGCAACGACGCCCTTCCGCATTTCCGCGACCTTGCTGGCGGCGATGCCGACCAGCCCGGTGATCTTGGACATGGACTTCTCGAAGTCAGCCGCAGCCTTAAGCGCTGCCAGCCCGATGCCGACCAGCGGCAGCGTCATGCCCAACGTCATCTTGCGACCGACCGCGCTCATGCGCGACCCGAGGGCGGTGAACCGTGCGCCGACCGCCGCCGCGCTCTTATCTGCGTTGGCGGCGAACCCTGTCACCTGCGAGTTGGCAGCAGCCAGCCCGCTAGTCAGCCCGCTGATCTTCGCGCCGATGGTGACGTACGCTGCTGCTACTTCGGTCGCCATCGGCGCGCTACCTTCCCTGTCGCTTCGCTGCCTGCTCGCGCTCTCGCGCTTCCCATCGGTAGTACGCGATCCATCCCGTCATTTCCCTGCGCGACATGGTGCGGTCCAGTTCCGCGACCGTCATGCCGAGGTCACGCGCTAGGCGGTACCTCCACGTTGTCTCCGGGCGCTTCAGGAAACGTGGCCTCGATGTCCTCTAGCGCACCGATGCCGATGCCCGACAGCGCCATCACCTTCTCCAGCACGCGGTTCACGGCGCGCATGGACTGACCACGCATCCACTCGTATGCGTCGTCGGCCAGTTCCGGCTCGACGATCCCGGCGAGGCACAGGAACGTCTGCAGTTTCGACTCGTCCAGATTCCCGCGCGGGTCGGTTGCCTTCTCGTTCACGGACTGGTAGGCGCCCATGCTCAACTCGCGCACCTTCACGCGACATTCCCACTCGGGTACGTCCACCCATTCCTCGCGCAGCGTGCGCTTTGCCAGCAGCGCCGCAACGTCCAGAACCGGCAGCGCGCCCCGCGCCGCCGCTGCATCCTTCGCCCCCGCGCTAGCCATCAGACGGTACCGCGCGTCACGATGCCGCTGTTCTGCCACTCGGCGCTGAACCCGATGGCGTCACCGATGTCGGACGACACCTCGTACGAGGTCAGGATGGCGTTGCCGCTGTAGACCGGGTAGGTGCTAACCGATCCTGCGGGGAACACCTTCCATGCGCGGGCGGTACCGCCGAGCAGCCCGGAAAGGTAGCCGTCCACCGTGGCATCCCACTTGCCCTCCATGCTGATGGTGCGGTCACGCAGGCCCGTCACATACACCTTGTCGTCGTCTGCGAGCGTGGAAACCTCGGCGGTCTCAACGTCCACCGGGATGCCCACGCTGGTGGCGTAGGCGGTGAAGTCGCGCGAGGTGTTGCCGCTGTCGCTGATCCATACAGCGGCGTCCTTGCCGTGAAAGAAAGTTGGCATCTGTTCTGCTCCTTAGTTGCGGGCGAACCCGGCCACGAATGTGGCGGTGCCCGCTGCGATTGTGTAGGTAAGTCGGGTGTACCTGTTCACGGTCCCCGTGGTCTGCGTGCGGAACACCCGCGCTGCGGCGGTGACGGTGCCGAGGTTCACGAAGTCTGCGTATGTGATGTTGTCGGCGCTGTGCTGCACGACCATTACCGCCGAGCCTGCGGCGCTGGTGGCGTGGACGTACCCGACGCCCCCGCCCGTGGTCGCGGCGGTGCCGTCCACGACGGTGGCCGTCCCGGTAGCCGTGCGCTCTGCGAGCGCGTGGTGCGAGATGATGGCGTTGGTGCCGACCGACGACTGGCCCTCCAGCGTGATGCCCACCACGTCGCCCACGTCGGCGGTCTGCTCGGCCTTCGTGATGTCGAGGTGATAGCCGCGCCCCGGATTCGGCACCGCGTCGCCCATCGGGTACACCGACCAGATAGACTTTGTGCCGCCGAGCGCGAGCATGTCGCGCACGTTGCCGTCGAAGGTGCTGTCGAACAGACCCTCGGCGCTCACGGTGGCGTCGGTCAGCCCGGCCACATACACCTTGTCGTCGTCGGCGAACGTGGAAACCTCGGCGGTCTCCACCTCGGCGCTTGCCGACACTGACTTCAGGTAGCCGGTCAGGTCGTTGGCGTCCTGATACACCACCGCATCCTTGCCATGTACGAATGTGGGCATTAGGTCGCCTTGCCTTTCTTACGCGGTGCGGGGGCTGGTGCTGCGGGGTCTGCTGTCTGGATCACGCCCTGCGCAAGAAGCCATTTCACTGACTCGGGCGGCAGGTCGGTCACGACCTCGCCGATTTCTGCGCGGCGTGACGGTGGGTAGTCTAGCCCAACCATGACGCGGTAACCGTGCGGGGTCATGCCCTCACCTCTATCTCGTATGTTGCGCCAGCCTGCCGATACATGACGCCATCGGTTTCGCTGGCAAGGTCCGGCAGTTCCCCGAGCCTGCGGCACGCCATCGCGGTGCCGCCGCTCACCACTAGGTCGTACTCGTCTAGCAGCGCGTCTGCGCGCTCGGCCATCTGTTTCGCACGCTTGTGGCTGCTGCCAGTATCCCACGCCCGCACGACCCATCGTTCCTGCACGGTCGCCCGTGCGCCGAACACGCGGGTGTCGGTGCTGCCCGTCGTCTGGATGGTGATGAACGGATACGCAGCGCCCTGCGGCGACAGGGCGAAGTAGACGGCGGTGCTGCCTAGCCCCGTCAGCGTGGCGTCATTCGCCAGCCGGATGTATAGCGCGCTGCCGCTGGCGATGCTCACCGGCCTAGCCCCCCGAACGCATCACCTAGCACACGCGTGGTGGATGCCCATGACCGCTTCAGCGAGTTGGCGAGGAAGAAGGTACCGGCGTGCCGGTTCGTGCCCTGCTGCCAGCCCATCTCGACGAACAGGGAGTAGTCGGCGTTGGCCGTCACGCGCCATGTCAGCGGCATCACCGGGCGGGTCTCGATGCTGTTGCGTAGTTTGCCGGTGTCTATCGGTGCCGCAGACTTCGCCAGCCGCTCGGTCTCGAACGCGGTCTTGGACAGCGCGGCTTCGATCATCGGGACGGCCTGCGCCGCCATCGCTGGCAGCCGGTTGTGCAGCATGGGCACTATCGGGTTTCCTTGCATTCTGCCCGCACGGACAGCGACCAGTCGCGCGGCTCGGACAGCCCCACGATCTCCAGCGTGCGCCCGCCTGTCACCAGCCGGTCGCGCTCGGCGACCGTGGTGCCGTGCGGCAGGGTCGCCACGAACGGCGCGACGTACGCCCCGCCCCCGCCGATGATGCCCTCGCTCGCTGCACCGTTCATGTCCACACGAGCGACGACCGTGCCGATGCCTGCCCACACCGACGTGGACCCGCCGAACCCGTCAGCGGTCCACGTCGCGCGCGTGACGACGGCGGTGCCGGGTAGGGCCGAGGTCACGACGGCGCGGGCGCTGGTCAGTTCGCCAGCGGTCAGCATCAGCCAGTCACCAGACGCACGCGGCGGGCACGGGCGCGACGGCGCAGCACGCGCGCCTGTTCGAGCATGGCCTTCGACTTCTGCGAACGGCTGAACGATGATGAATCCGTGCTGAAGTCAAAGTCCCGCGCGGCAGACCCGGCCCACGATTCCAGCACCTCGGCAGCCGCGCCGTACAGGTCATACGACCGCGCGGTGATGTATAGCGCCGTGCCCGCTTGGTCTGCCCCGAAGGTGAAGGTGCCGCGCTGGTAGTCGCCCGAGTAGTTGGCCGTGGCCGTGCCAGCCGTGCGGTCGTCGCCCACGCCATCCTCGATGAACAGGGCGGTGCCAGATTCCATATTCCCGAACGCAGAACGAAACACGGTGTACGACACGGCCCCGCCCGCGTCGTTGTTGCGGTCGGGGATAAGCCGCTCGCGGGTGATGTCCATGCGGTGCCGGTCTAGCACCTGTTCGATCTGGTCGGCATCCCACATATTCGCGGTGCCGTTGGTGTATTCAGCCGTGCCCACACTGGTCAGCGAACGGACGCGGGCGATGAGGTCGGCATTACCTGTGCGGCTCATGGGTGCAGCACCTCGTCGGGGGCGAGTTGGTCGGCGGCAGTACGGGCGATGATGCTGGCGA